ACACCTCAACACACTGCTCCAAAACTAGGAGTACCTAAATTCGCAACTGGTGGAATAGTTAACAGACCAACTTATGCTCAGATTGGTGAAGATGGTGCAGAGGCTGTTGTTCCACTAGAGCAAAACACAGGTTGGATCGATATGCTTGCTAGTAAATTGGGAAACAATGGTCAACCTATTAATCTAACAGTGAAGATTGGAGAAGAGAAGTTTATAGACAAAATAATTAATGGAATTAACGATAAATCTATGCAGATGGGCAGAGGGGTGGTGATGGTCTAATGAATTATGTTGTTCAAACACCAACTGGAAAGATTACTGACCCTTTGATATATAAATTTGATTCTAGAGTTGGAAGCACTTATACAGAATTAGTAGCTATATCTGGAATAAAAGAATACAAGGTTACTAGAAATAAACTTTGGAAAGAAGCTAAGAGAAACATGTCAGGTACTCTGAACGCTGTATTTATTGGGATATTCCCAAAATTAGAAGTAAAAATAAAAGTAACGACTGCTACTTATTTAAAAACTCTGATTGGTTTGTTCGATACTCCTTATCTTAACCTTAAATGGTTTGATCCACTTACTGAGAGCTATAAACATGGTACGTTCTATATGAATGATTACTCTAATGAACTAATTTCTAAGATTGGATTGATCACCTCCCATACTGATGTTGTAGTATCTCCTGATCCTGATGGAACTACTAATGTGACTCCTGTGTACGAGCAATTTTATAAAGAGTTTGATATCCACTTCATTCCAGTGGTCAAAGGAGGAAACGATGTATAGTGTTTCTAACGCCTTTAAAACTGCTATGGAATCGAATATAAAGGGTCTAACTGCTAGTATTGAATATATCGATGATGATGAAGATACTGTCATTCTTACCGATTGTTTATCGAGTATTAAAATATCTGCAGATGGTGAACTAGGTTCGTCTTCTATGCGTAGAGCCGAGATTGTGTTTCTAAAATATGCTGTACCATCTGATTTTCTTGATTACATTAGCGTTGGTGAGTATTTTAAGATTAAATATGGCGTTATGACTGTTTCGCCAGCTACTTATGAATCAATCTATATTGGTGCTTTTAAAGTAGTTGAGATAGAAAATAAAGAAGATGATGAAACCATTAAAGTTGTTGCTTATGACCGAATGTATGACACTATGGTTCCATATCTAGATAAAAAGCCTGCTGATTGGACTAGTATCACTACATTACTGCAATATATAACTATAGTACTTGCAAATTGTGGAATCACTCTTGGTAATACAGTTTTTGTTCTTAACAATTTAGAAATAAAGCAAGATAGATTTTTGAGTATTTATGGATATAAAGTTAGAGATTTGATCAATGATATTTGTAAGATCAGCGGGACTGTGGCTTTAATTAGTAACGATGATAAGCTTTATTTTAGAAAACTAGGCGAAACTACAATAACATACTCAATTCCACTTACTAATTTTATTTCCTACAAAGAAGAGCAGAGATATGGCGATGTCAATGAAGTAATATTTGCTAGAGAACCACAAGCCGATTACAAACCAAGATCTTATGCCGATAGTATAGATGACTATGGTGTGACACAATGGAAAGTAGATAATAATCAATTAATAGATTACCAACCAATAATAGAACCAGACAAATTACTTAATCCTGATTCTGCTAATCCACCAACATCTCCGATAGATGCTAGAGAAACGTACATAGACGCTACTTTTGTTGCGGTTTGTGGAGTGGCTGGTTCTGGTCATGCAGGTGCTATTTATTACTATCCATTTGAGGCTGAAACTATGGGTTATGGATGGTTCGAGATTGGAGACAGACTTGAGATTACAAAAGACTCTCGGAATATATTAACAACTATACTTGGGTATTCTGTGACTTTAGATGGTGGTATAACAGAGACTTTATCAGCTCCAAAAACCAACAAGACAGATACAAAAGTGAAGTTTACTTCTAACAAGTTCGAAAATCAGACACAATTGGTAGTAGACAAGCAGAATCAGGTAATAGTTGGATACGTGGCTAAAACAACCGAGTTAGGTTCTGTAGTATCACAATTTCAACAACAATCAGATAAATTCACATTCAGATTATACGATGATAGTGGTTATAACTTGCTTCAGAACAGCGTTATGTACGATTGGGAATATGATGATAACTATAAAGTGAAACCCAAAATATGGACTTCTACTGGTGTTGGTACAATTGAAATCTATTATGTCGGCAAAGGCATCAGTAGATCTGGTAATAGCTTCATACTAAACGATAAGTACGTTTCTCAAACAGCCAAATTACTACCTGATCCTCAAAAACCTGTCGATGCTAGATATTGTTCTTTTAGTTTCGGTGTTAGAAAGGGATTTGGCAAAGCTAGTTATGAAATTACCAATGGTTCTACTACAGAGCTTGTAGAATTAACCGAGGAGATACTTGAAGACTTCACTTTTTTTGGTACAGACAAAATACTCCCTAAGAGCAATCAGCTAACTATTACTCTGTTTGGAGATGCCAACACCAATACTACTTTTACTGATGTAATCTTGTGCGAAAGTGAGAAAGGCAGACTTTGGAGTCAGTTTTCAGGAGAAGTAACAAACGCAAATGTAGTTATCAATGATGAAGGTATCAAAGTTAGAGGTAAAGGCGGATTAGAGACTGTTATAACCGATAATTCACTTGTAGGTCGAGTTAAAAATGATCCTTCTAAACCTATCTTTACTGTTAGTTCTGAATTGACGTCTGTAAGTAATTTAAAGGTTAACAATGGTATAAACATGCCACCAATAAAGATAGTACCAATTTACGGCTCTGGGTGGGCTTTTGTGTCATCACCTGATGAAGGAGGAATATAGAATGGCTAGCGGTAGTTTTGAAGCACAAACATCTAACAAGGCTATTTATGGTACAGTTTCTTGGTCAAGTACTTTGAATACATCTAATAATACATCCAATGTAACTGCATCTCTAACTCTGCGAAAACACTATACTACTGGTGTCACTAAAATAACATCTGGTACAGGCACTTGGACTTTGTATATCAATGAAGTTCCTTATACTATTACTGCTGGTAAAACTTTTAACTTTGTTTCTGATACTATAGTTATATCCAATACCGTTACAGTTCCACATGAAGCCAGCGGATATAAAGAGTGCATGATAAGAGTTACTGGTGGTATTCCTGGTACTTCATATACTTCTACTAGAGCTGAAAGTGTGGTTGTTTTAGACGCCAACGTCGTGAAAGCCACAATAGATACAGCTCCTAACTTTACAGATTTAGAAAATCCCACAATTACTTTCTCTAACCCCAAAGGTTATCCTGTGCAATTCAAAATAGAAGATACTACTGGTTCACATGATTTGATCACTACTTCTAAATTGACTAACTATACGGATTACTTTTATACTTTCGAACTCACAGAACCCCAAAGAGAAACATTAAGAACAGCATCTGCTAACTATTCAGAATTTCCAATTAGATTCACTGTTTCTAGTTACATTCCCGCTGAGTCTGTTAATCCTACATACTGGTCTTGGCTAGACAGAACACTGACTATAGTTAATGGCGAACCTACTTTTACAGATTTCAATCATGAAGACATAGAGCCTGAATCGTTGGCTTTAACTGGTGATTCTTCTGTGTATATACAAAATATATCCAGATGCCAGATAACTATTCCACAAGCTAACAAAATGGTAGCCAATAAACAATCTACTCCAAGAGGGTACAACTGTTGGTTTGGTGATAACAGCAATTATAAATCTTATGTTTCAAGCGGTACTTTAACTTTTGATCCTTTGCCTATAAACTATAATTATCCTAATTTGATAGTAAATGCTTTTGATTCACGTGAGAAATATACAACTGTTACAAAACCTATCACATTAATTCCTTATGACATAAACAATAGTAGTTTTTCGGCTTCTGTATCTAGACAGGATGGTCTTAATGAAACTGTTAATCTATCTTGCAATGGTTTCTATTGTCCTGTGGTGGTTGGTGGAGTGCAAAAGAATACTGTTACTGTTACATTCAAATATAAA